AAATGATTAAACATATTCTCTTGATATTCGTACAAGTCAAATGGGACTAGACCTTTATCAAGTGATATAATCTTTACATAAGTTCTTGCGAAGTACGCAGGATCCTGCATACATTTCTTATATTCTTTTATTTCCTCAATTGTAAACTGAGACTCAACACCGTCTCTCTTTACATTAGGATTTCCAAGATAACCAAACTCATTATTCTTTAATGTCGCCATCAATCACTTTTTCGTCAGTGTTTAGAAGCATTCTCTGTAAATCAGTAGTGCTACCTATAAACATATTATTATTAGTTACTTTACTTTGTTCTTCTTTTTTACCTACTAAGTCTTGCTTACTCTTTTGCAATGACATAAGCTTATCAGTTACATCACCAATGTCTTTAATTGATTTTGATAATACTTCAAATGCTCGGGGGTGTTCTGATTCACGAGCAATTTCGGCAAGAGAATCTAGTGATCCCATACCTGTACTTATAAGTTCTTTGTAAGTATCTCTTGAGAAAGTATAATCATCGTTTATATCTTTTTTGGACGTAAGCTCTTTATCTACCTCAGCATGTTTTGTTTCGACTGGTAGATTCTTTTCTAAAGATTTTTTAAGTACATCTTTTTTATTAAACATAATTAGTCAAAGCCATCAATATCAATAGTAGTTGTTACCGTAAAGTTTGATTCAGTATCTGATTCACCTATAGTAATATCTAATTCAGATAAATTATTACTACTTCCAGATTCTTTATTAAAGTCAATTTCAATTGCTCTAATAACTTTAGAATCACTTGTTGGTCCATAAAATGACATTTTCATAGTAAAATCTAATGTATAAATTAATACTCTGCGGGATGTATAGTCCCCTTCGTATTGATCATCAAAAGACACACTATTTAAAATAATTGGTACATCTTGTTTAAATGAATCAAATTCATCTACAGGTTTAATAGATAATGTATATTCTGGTTGAAAATATGGTAGTATTTGTTCTAAAATCTGCAAACCGTCATCTTGATTCTTAGCCATAATATTAAGCTGCATGTTAATATTATACGGCACAAATTGCTTTATAGACTTACGCGAATTAGTTGTACCCGTTGTTCCTGGCTCAATAATTTCAGCTCTTTTAGATATTTTCTTTGATGTATCTAGATCAATACCCGTTATTTCGAATGATAGTCGAGGAAGCTTTAGCGCAACTGATGCATCTTGGCCTGTCAAGGAGTCAAGACGAGATAAAAACTTTTGCTTAGGGCCGTATGCTAATGGAACCTTTACTTGATTAATGAGTGATCCATCACCTTTCTTTCGAGCAACTGTAATGTTATTAAACATTGTACCGAAGACGGCAACTGATTTACGAACTGTAGCATGATAGAAATGAGAACCAAACATTATAATGTCTCCGATGGATCACCGAATGGATTAGATTCGGAGAAGTCAATAAAGTTATCAGCTTCAATTTCAAACTGAACATTCTTAGCCTGTGAATCTGAAGCAAAGGTATTATTTGTATCATCATCAGCTAATGTATATACATTCGTAATTACACATGTGTTACCAGATTTTGATCCTACTAGATTATTTACAGCTGGAGTAGTAGCAGAATAGACAAACTCACGAGACTTATCTGTAGCTGTGGCTGCATTCGTTGTATCTTTAGTACCGATATTAGATACTGAAATTCTAGCAACTGTGTCTGATGTTTTAGTAATAGTTTGTACTTCACCAAAAACAGTAATACCGGCAGAAAGAGTTTGAGTAACAATTTCCCCTTGAGTAAAGTGATTGCCACTAGTTACTGTAACATCTATTCCAACTTGATATCCGTATTCTGTTTCTACCTTATCGATAGCAGCAATACCAGTATCCATTTCCTGATCATTATACTCAAAGAGAGCACATGATAGTTTATAAACTGGTAAGTTAGATAATTGATAAAACGGTTTATCATCTTCAACAAAACTAATTTCAAAGAAAGAATTAGATAGAGGAAGATATAATAAATCACCTTCTGCTGGTTTTACTAAATTTTCGTTTATCCCAATGCTATTATTCCATATCTTTCTTGAAATAATAAATGAAGCTTCGTCTCTTATCTCAAGACCAAACTTACTATACAAATCTCCTTCACCATCAAAACCTTCTGGGTTTTCTATGTATGCTTCTATAAGATATGCATCATCAAACTTTGAAGCTGGATCTTCACCTAAGATAGTATCTCTAGTAATAATTGTGCGCGGAATATAATAGACATCCTGCGCAAATATCTTTAAAGATTCAATAACCAAGTCTTCGTATAGATGTTGTTCTGATCTAACGGCTTGGGAAAAATATACGTTTCTAGGCATTTATTATCCCACGTAGAAGTCTACTGGTTCTTCCCAGTTTAATCTCGCTTCCTCTTCTAATAATTTTAGTTCTTCGACTGCATCATCGAATATTTGGCGACCATTGAAAGTAACACCGCCCGGCATTACCATTCCTTCAAACTTAATTAAGTTAGCTCCCCATTGTTTCTTAATGAGTGCTGTAGCATATTTCTTTAAAAAGTAATCGTTATACACATCAGTATATGTAGCTGGATCTACAATACGATAAGCTTCAATTACAAGATAGTCACCAACTGCAACCTCGTTTTCCCAATCCATGTGAATATCTATTCTATCTTTATGACGATTAAAGCTGACATGCTTTTCATCTGAATCAATAAGAAGATCAACAGTGGCTAAATGTTGTTTGGTTTGTACGTATTCTAATATATTACCCATATAACCAAGTTGATACATATCATTTAAATGCATTTGATATTTAACATCAAACATTTCTACGCTTGCAGAAGTATGTTCTCTGATCGGAAGAACTCTTACGATTTCTTTTACAAGCTCATCTGCAGGTATCCATCGGTTGGTAATATCGTCTTGTGTAACCTGGTGCTTTAGAAATACTTTCTCAACGGCGTCAGTATGATAATGCTCATAGAATTGCAGAGCTTCGTCTATTCTATCATCTATTTGATCGTCATCGACATTAATTTCGATTACAGGTGCACCTAAGTTTCTTAAACAATAGTCGATTAATGTTGCCCTGCTATTTGGTTTAGCCATTTAAAAATACCTCATACTTTACTATATTTATAAAGTTTAATTTTTGATAATTATTATTCTGTTTTATCTACGGTAGATATTACATCAATCTCATAATCTGATTCGTTTGGCCCAGTTATACGCTTGATACCATGAAAAAATTCTACTAGGTTTGCGTCAGAGCTTTGATTTTCTACTAATACTGACATTTGCGAAACAGCTTGCTCTAATGTATCATGCGAACTAGTCACTACTTCAACTATGTCTACACTTCCATTTTCTTCGTTTTCGCTACTTAATCTTTTACCTATTACAAACATTTTTATATCCTCTATGCTACTGGTATGCTAATAACTTCACCAGTTAGATCATTAATGTAGACGGTACCAACACTAGTCCATTTTCTCCATTGTACTCTACACTCTAATGCATGCGAACAATACATCAATGGTAATGCTTGAGCTTGTGTTGCTGCCAACCCATACGTACTTACTCTGTATGTTTCTCTGCTTTCTTCAAAAGTTACCCATGTATTTGCCGCGGCAAACCCAAATGGATCTAAGTATACAGTAAGTGATTGACCGCTAGATATCATTTGACTTAAACCATTATATGGCGTAATAAAATAAGTTCTATTAGTTGATGCATCATACCAAGCAGCTTCAATATTCCATTGTTGAGTCGACGTCGGACTATTAGTATTAGTTGTAGAAACCTTTCCTGCTATGATAGTAGAAGTAAGTTTTGCTCCACCTATATATTTTGAAACATTTCCAGAAATATACCATTGGGTCCGAGCCCCATAGCTAACTCCTAATAATTGATAGTAGTTAGCAGTACCTAGTGTTACTCTTGAAGTAGCAGCTCCTGGTGCTTTGATTTGAAGCCTAGCATACACTATTTGAGTACTCGTTGAACTTTGATAGTTTAAACCATAATTATGCATCGCACTAAAGCTTCTACGCAAAGCACTTGAGCTACTAGGAACACCAAACGTAAAGTGATTGCTGTTAGTGAGGTAAGTCGTACCTAAGGCGCTACTAGCTGAACCAGTTCCAATAACTGGATACCTGCTTGACCACGCAAAACTTGATACTTCATTTTGAGTACTACTTCCTCCACCGGGTATCGTAACAGTAACCGTACCACTAGATTCAGTTGCAGTAACACCTGCACCAACAAAATCAATTGTAGATGCAGCAGTTGTTAAACTAGTTCCTTCATCTTCAACTGCTATGGCATTGCCAGTGCTTTGATCAACAAAGGCTAAATTACCGGCACCATCAGTTTTTAGAACCTGATTTGCATCTCCATCAGCTGCCGGTAAAGTAAATTTACCCAAACTTATATTTGTAGTACCCGATGAAGAAGTACCGATATTAATATTTTGAGTTTGACCAGCAGTAATGTTATTTCCAATATCGATAGTATTATCTAATTGTGATTTACCAAGTGTTATTGTACCTTTTGTATAAAGACCTCCTATTGTAATAGTTCTATTATGGGTGGAATGTCCAGAACTAAGGTTACTGCCCTGCATGGTTATTGCACCATATATATTTGTAGTCTGGGCTGTGGTTGCTTCTGCAGAACCTATATTAACATTTTGAGGATTTGAAAGGCCTTGATTTCCTAAATTAATGTGCGTCGTAGTAGCATAAGATGCTCTGTCATTAAAATTAATATAATTATTTGTAAGTAAACCGCCAACATTACTAAAAGAAATAGTGGCGTCTGGTACCTGACTATCTCCTATTTGAATATCTTCGCCGCCTATTTTCACTTCATCTTTATTTTCTGTAAAGAAATGGTCACTCTGCCCCGCAAAATTTGCCTGCGAATTACCGGTCAGCGCACGCGGTTCAGGGGGTATAGCTAAAGCGTCTTCTAAACGTCTTGCAAATTGCACATATTGTCCGGTCACAATAGCATAATTTCCCTGATCATTCAAATTAAGGGCTGGATTTTGAAGATTAGCATTATAAGAAACTCTGTCTCCTGTAACTAATGTATGATTAGGCATATAGACTGAGTAAGGGGGAAAGTCTCCATTAGGACTAGCACTAAAGTTTGCCTCTGAACTACTAGAAACATCCACCGCATGAGTTAAGTTTTTAGAAGTTGCTACAGCGTTCGATTTAACTATAAAAGACCCGCCGCTTTCAGTAGACGTACTGTTACCTAGTCTTTCTGATAAAACATTACTAGCATTTAAGTTTTGAGTTAAGTTGATGTCTCCATCTACTTGTAGGGAGCCTGACACAGAAATACTTCCATCAAACGCTGTAGAATCTGACACCACTCCCACCTCTGAATGATCCAGGCTAAATTGAGAAATCTTTTCACCTACAAGACCAGCTACTAAAGCTATATTATTTGTAGTATCTACGTGTAACGCTTTAGGGGTAGCTTCAATTGTACTTATTTTTTGCATACCGGAGGGGGTTACAGTGCTAGTTAAATCCCATGCAGTTGAAAGGGTAAACGACCTTAAAGTCTTCATTTCTGAGTCTAAGATATAAAAAGTTTTACCATTAGATGCAAACTTTACAGACTCTAAAGTTCTTATTCTTAAATTTTTAGTATCTAGTAAGGATGTAAGATTTACTTTATTTGTACCCATACTAATTGATACGGTTCTGCTACTACCGGTATTAGGTGAAATATCTGATAAATCAAAGGCATTTGATAAACTATAAGACCAAACATAAAAATCGGAAGTATTGTTCAGATCATAACCACCAAAAAATACTTTAGTACCGTCCGGTTTAAAATCAATGCTATTAGGAATAAGTCCCGACGGAGGAATACTATTAGACCACACATAACTATTGACTTCAGTGCCAAAGTCGGGTCCAAAAGCTGTAGAGGGTTCATAATAGAATAACTCTCTTATATAGCCTGGATCGTCATATTCTGCCAAGCCAAAGCCTTTAGAACCATCGCTGTTAAAGGTCAGATCATAGACTATCTCATCATTCGGTTGAATTCCGGACATTACACTATCTACAGAAACTGTGCCTACAGCGGAAAGATCAAATGCTGTATTTAAAACTTGTTTTATTACTTTATCACCTCTAGGATCTGTATTATAAACTAAGGTTGTACCATTTGGGCTTAAATATAGAGTATGTATTTCTTCGTTAATACTAGTACTTGTATAGGTGTCGCCTGTATACTGCCACGAGGTTACAGAAGTTGTATTACTTGCAGAAATAGTACTTGATAAATCTGATCCAGTTCCAGAACCGGTTAATTTTAAATCAGCGGATTTTAGTTCAAGCTCGTCAGCATCAAGTGTCATTAATTCATTGCCAGCAATATCAAATCTAATTATATCTTC